CGTCTTTCATAAGCAGTCCGCAGTCAACACCGCCAACAAATTGCCGGAGCGGAGCATCTGGAGAACAAGCCTCCCGCGCTATGCGGATGATGTCGTCGCGCGTCATTGCACCACCTCCGATACCTTGACGCGGATGTTGCCCTGGCCGATGTGATACATCAGCTTGAGCAAAAACTCCTGGCTCATGGTGCTGCTGTCGATCTCGATGAAGGCCTCCTGCGAGATCACCATGGCCGCGACCACGGTCCGTGGTCTGCGAACCCTGATCCGTGGCCCGTGGACACTGAACACTGGTGTTTCATCATTGGTCATGCTGGCCCTCCTTCCATTGCTTAATGACCTCGTCACGGGCCTGCCTGATGGGCGCAGCGCAGTCATTGCACATCTCAGCCGTGTAGCCGATCTGATAGGTGAAGTGGTTATGGGGCCGTGGGAACACGCCATTGAGTTGGTTTAAGCATTGATACACTTCCACGTCAATTTCCTGTTTGCACAGGTCGCAGATGTGCGTGTAGGTCAGTCGAATCATGTCGTCTCCTTGCCGAAGAGAGATTTGTCCACTCGCGCCAGCAGCTTTTCGTAGGACGCTTTATCGCGTTCCAGGTCCTCGATTTCATCAGCATAAAGGTCCACGTCAGGGCAGGTAGCAATCTCGTTGTGCGTGTGCTCAATGGCCAGGACCAGGGCTTGGCGCACAAGGATGAGGTTTGTGCCAGTGAAAGTCATAGCGGCATATCCCCGTGCCAGGGCTCGTCACGCATGCGCTTGAGATTGAAGATAAACCGGTATTGCGGGTGCACCTTCACGAACAGGCGCGCGTAGAACGCGATGTGGTCGTTGCTGATCTTGTAGTCCGATCCGGTGGTGGTGATCATCACCTCCCAGCGGATGCGGTTGATGATGAGCCAATGGCTGATCTTGCGATGGCCGGCGTTGATCGCCTCCAGCGTGAAGCGCTCGAAGTGCTGCCACACCTCCGGGTTCGCTGCATTGAATGCGTTGAACTCCCGCTGGCGCAGGTGGAAGGGGGTGTTCATGCTCATGATTCTTCTCCCACTGCTTTGGCGATGGCGTCGCGAGAGACGTCAATCACATCAACGCTGTCCCCATCCATCTGGATGTAATCTGATCGCTCAAGGGCACTCACCGCCATTTTCAGCGCCGCCAGCAGATCAGGCGCGGCTGCGAGCAAAAGACCATTAGCTCCTTTTATGTCCTCCTCCATATCTTCGTACACGCTAGCAACCCACCAACCTCTGGGCGTCCAAATCTTGCCGCTGTCGTAACGCCACGGCCCGGGTGTGTGCTTGCTCATGACTTCACCTGCAGCAGCTCGCCGTCGTGGTCCTCGCTCACGTGCTCGGAGAACAGCGAAATCTCAAAATCACCTTCCGGTGTCTTGATCTCGATGGTCCGTGTGGCGTAGGTATCGTGCGTACCCTCGTGCACTTTGACGGGGCCGACGATCACATCGGTCACCCGATGGATGTTGAGACTGAAGTTCATGCCTTTCTCCTTTCTAAGTTGGCAGTTGATTTTAGCAGGTACCTCGAAGTACCTGTCAAGTACTTATTTGAATCCGACCATGATGCGATCCGGCCGCAGCACGTTTTGGCCAACAGGCCGCCACAGGTGCAGGCAGTATGGATGGTTGTTGACGTGATCCTTAGACGGCACATGGAACTGCATGACCACGTCCTCGTCGTCCCAGAAGAGGTCCTTGACTTGGCACATCTCTTCCCAGGTCGGGCAGCGGTCCTTGCGGCTCACGCTCACGTGCTCCCAGCCTGCGCCATCACTGGCCAGAACGAAGACCACCTGGCTGTGCTTGAGCTTGACCACGAAGGCTCCGTTGCCTGCGTCGCCCTCTGGGTAGCCGGAGAGCTTGACTCGGAACTTCTCAGGCATCTTGAACATCAGAACCACCCGAACCAAATGCCCGTGCCGTGAATCCACGCAATGGGAAACAGCAGCGCGCCAGCAACCAGGAAGCCCCAGGACGCGGTCTTGAGGCATACGACGATATGCGTGATCCATGCGGCAAGAACCCACAGGACCACGCCAACGGGGATCAAATCCTTCATCGTGCGACTCCTTCCAGGCGGTCCGCCACCAGCATGGCGTAGCCGGCGATGTCCTTCCAGTGATCGACCTTGTCGGGGTTGCCGTTGACGATGCGGCCGATCTTGTGGACGATCATCTCCAGGGCTTCCCACTGGTCGTCGCTGAAGGTCTTGTCATGCGCACGCGCATGATCTGCCATCAGGCGCTTTATGCCCTGCATCAGCGCAGCACCGTCCCTGAATGGGCCGTACTCGTGGCCGCGTTCCGTGAGCAGCGCCACGATCTCCCCCTGGTCGTTGGCCGTGGCCGTCCAGGTCATCTCCACCGGTGCCTCCTGCGGCAGCTCCACAGGCAGCTTGACCTGCAGGTCTTTGCGCAGCTTGTAGATGACCGGCTTGGCCGTCTGGAATCGCTCGGCCAGCTTGGTCACGTCAGCGTTCGGGTTCTTGATCAGGTACTCGCGGATGCGATCAGCTTTTGTTTTCTTGGCTCTCATTGGGTTGCTCCTTCGTGCGGATAAGTTTGGCTTTGCCTTCGCGGATTGTTTTCTCCACGTAGTCGTAGGCCTTCTCGATGTCGTAAACGGTGCTGTTTTCCAACTGCACCTCGTGAAGGTCCGTGATCAGCTTGAGTGCTTCCCACTCTGCAGCCTTCATCACGAACCGCATGCCCAGCCTGACACCCCGCTCCGCCAAGGCGTGGAGGTGGTGCTGGGACTCGTTGATCTCCTTGAGCCAGTCGTTGCCCTTGCCATGAATGGCGAGGGACTCCGACATGTTGGCCATGGCGATCAATCGGTCAACGTCATCTTTCGTGGCGCGACCTGTGCGCACCTGCTCCAATGCTTCGCGGTTCTTGATTTGGATCATCAGGAACTGGTCTTTCAACTGGGGCAGGCGCTGCATACCAGACAGTACAAATCCAAGCGGATCGGCCAGCACGGGCTTGGGCCGATACTTACTGCGTTTTCTCACTTGAACATCTCAGCAATGGCCGCGACCAGCATCGATAGGCCGATGAGGTACAACACGTACACCTGTGGGCTGTAGCCATACTCGTGCGGGCGCTTGCCCATCAGGATCGACTGCATGCGTTCCTCCTCGCGACCGAGCTGGCGCGGGGGCCGTTGGTACTGCAGCCCGATGAGGACCTTGCCGGTGTTGACATAGCGGCCCGAGGCGGCCAGCTTCTTGTAGAGGTCGGGCTTCAAAACGGGGCCTCCTCGTAGTCTTCGAGGTCAACCCCCTTCTTGGCCTTCTTGCGCAGCTCCTTGGGCATGAGCTCGGCAGGCATGACCCAACGGGTACCATCCCACTGAGGGAAGGGCCAGGGGTACGGAAGTAGTGGTTCAGTCTTCACACTCTTTCTCCTTTCTGTTTGGGAGCCTCAATCTTAACCGCTCCAGTTCACTTGTCAACTCCTCAACTCTTTTTTCTGATCTCATCCAGGCATCTCGCCATAGGTGACTGTCGTCCAGCTTATCCGCTGCCGTCTGCAGAATAGGTGCAATCGGTGCGTGGCTGGGGAAGTCTGCGAGGTACCGGAGGTTGTCCGATAGCTTCATTACTTTCTCCAGGGGTGTCGTTCATACTCTTCGTGCAAAAAACCATACAGTACCAGGTCGTCCCCATCCGCAAATACCTTGCGCATGCGGCCCTCGTGCTGAAATCCCATGCGCTCTGCAAAGCGCTGGGTACGTAGATTGGAGCCCCGGATGAGGCCCGTGATCCGTGATACCTGCAGCACTTCAAACGGCAGGTACATGACGGCGTTGAAGTAGCTGCGCGAGAGCCAGTGCCGGCCAGGCTCGGCAGCCAGGTGCATGTCGATGTTGGTACCGATGTAGGAGGAGAACACGCACACCGCGATGAAGCGGTCGTGCGCATCCACCAGGCTCACTGCGCTGCAGTTCTCACCGATCCCGTCGGCCCCGATACGATCCTTTGTCCAGGCTACTGCAGCGGCGATCCGCTCATTCCTCAGAATCCGGGCCATAGGTATCGATGATCTCGTCTTCCCACAGCAGTAGCTGGTCCTCGGAGATACCCTTGGTGATGTCCACCTTGCGGGGCTTGCCAGCCGGGCCAGTGATTTCGAGCATGACCGCTGTGATCTCGACCATGGGCGGAAGCATCTCGCCCCGCACCTCTAGGGGTGGCCAGACTTCAAAAATGAGTTCGACCGGTAGGGTTATTTCGGCGTTGTGCTTCACGTTCTTCCTCTTCTTTCTGTCGGCGCTGCTCGATGCGAAGCAGCAGCATTGATTCCTCATACACCTTGTCGAACACGGGCTCCACGATGTCGGCAATGGTCTGCGACATCGACGTCTTGCGAAACGCGGCGATCTCTTTGAGCTTGACGTAGGCGTCCGCTGGCACGGTCACCGTGATCCAGCGCGCCTTCTTGCGCTGAGACGGGGACAACCGATCTGGTGGGTCCTTTTTCTTGCGGCGCTTTGCACCGAGCTTGCGCGGCCTGCCTGGGCGTCCGCGCTTGCGCTTGGGGCCCTGTGGCTCGCGCTCTTTCGGCACGAACTCTTCGCCGTCTTCCGGCTCTTCGTGTGGCACTGATTTCTCCTTTCTAGGTCTCGAAAAAAGCGGCCGCGACGTGCGCGGCCGAAGCCCTTGATGGGACAGGAGACAACTGCTGAAAACCCAGCTCCATTATGCAGCCTCACCCCAGCTTGGGCCAACTTCCACGTCCACGCGCGAGGGCACTTCCAGTGTCACCGCGTTGGCCATGATCCGTGATGCTTCGACCGCCTCGTCCCGATTGCGGACCGACAGCGCAATCTCGTCGTGCACCTGCAGCCGGATGTCGAACCCGGCCTTGGACAGCGCCACCATGCCCGCCTTGGTCTGGTCGGCGGCCGAGCCCTGAATGAGTCGGTTCAGGCCCTTGTAGGTGCCCGCCCGCTTGATGCGTCGGCCGTATTCGATGATGGCCTGCTCGTAAGGCAGCGCCTTGTTCACGCCCCACTCCACAGGCTCCCACAGCGGGAAGCGGCATTTGCGGCCCAGGAGCGTGCGGATCGCGCCGCCCGAAGCCGGGTGCTCGATGCGCTTCATCACCGCGTCCACGGTGCCGCGCAGGAACGGGACCTTCTGGTGGAAGGTGGCGATCAGCTCGCTGGCCTCGTCCAGGGGCAGCTCCAGGCTGTTGGCGAGCTTCTGCTTGCCCATGCCGTACATCAGGCCCAGGCCGATGGTCTTGGCAGCCTTGCGCTTGATGCCGGCCATGTCCGCGACCATCTGGTGGAAGTCG